TTTCAATTTGGACGAGGAGCAGTGCACGCTCTGAGCAGGTTGCTCATGAGCTTGCCATTGCTCTTAAAGTGACCCCGCCAACCGACAGAAACATTAACGCCGTCTTCACGCCAAACGTATTTAGTTATGGCAAGCAGGAAGGCGACTTTGTCGTGTGGCAGGTCACATTCTCTATGTCAGTCAATATTAAAGATGAAAGGAATTAACTATGGCAGTTGACGCTTCCAAAGTACTTGTAGGCGCTCTCGACCAGGCTACTACTGGCGCTGTCCTGGACGCTCCAGTTGGAACTCCTATCCCAACAGACTTAAACGCTGCTCTTAATGCTGCGTTTAAGGATTCTGGTTATATCTCCAGCGACGGTATTGCACTCTCTACTGACTACTCCACTAAGGACATCACTGAAGCAAACGGTGCTAATGTTCGTCAGCTTCTGGAGAAGTTCGATGGTACAGTCAAGTTCACTGAGCTTGAGATGTCTGAGCGCGCAGCGACTCGCGCGTTTGGCAAGGATGCAGTCACCGTTACCGCTGCAACCTCTACTCGTGGCACTCAGATGAAGATTGCAATCGGTGCAAGGCTCCCAGAGGTCCGCGAGTGGGTGTTCAAGCTGAAGGATGGCGCCGCGAAGATGATGATTATCGTCCCTCGCGGCCAGGCTATCCCACCTTCTGAGATGAACTTCCAGTCTGCTGAAGCTGTAACACTTCCAGTCGAGCTGAAGTGCCAGCCAGATGCACAGGGTAACAGTATCTATATCCTTACCGATGATGGAGTAGTGACTCGATAATGCTTAACTTCTCAACCTCCCACAAGACGCTCGATATTACCGTTGATGGTTCAGAGTGTCATATCCCTCTCCAGTTGACCCTCGCAGACATTGAGCGCGTTGGTATTCTAGACAATGCTGAAGCTTCTAGCATGGAAGCAGTGAAGTGGTTCGTAAGCTTCTTGAAGCCTTATGTTGTTGAGGTTGAGAAGCTTAGTATTGACGATCTATCTTCCATCATGTCTGAGTGGAATAAGATGCGTGTTGAAGCTGGTGAGGTTGAAGCGGGGGAATAGTTTGGCTCTCGCAGTTAATTCTTAAGCATACTGGAGAGCTTGAATATGACCTCATGACACTCACAGGCTTCACATTAGATGACCTTGGAGAGCGCCTTACATTTAGGGCGCTCTTTTCTTTTATCAATAACTTGCCTAAGACTTCAGCACTTTGGAAGGCAACACATCCGGATGACATTGACTATGCGCTCTGGGAATCGCAGGAGATTGTTCCACAGCTTCTTGCAATGCTCTCAGACCAGCTAAGCCAGCTTGCATGGATGTATTCGTCAGCTCATACAACTAAGAAGCAGCCTAAACCTAAGCCACTCACACGACCTGGCGTGGAAAGCGCCAAAGAGGAAGTCTACGGCAAGGACCCAATTCCAATCAGTCAGTTCAATGACTGGTGGGACTCACACTAATTTTAGGAGGTGAATATGGCTAACGCAGAAGTGGGTTCTGCTTACGTCTCAGTCATTCCCTCGACTAAAGGTTTTAATGAAGGCGTAGCAACAGCGGCGTTTGACGGCATGAAAACGGCTGCCTTGGGAGTTACCGCGGCAGTTGCTGCAATCGGTGCAACGATGATTGCAATCGGAAAGCAATCGCTTGACGCTTATGCAAACTTTGAGCAGCTATCTGGCGGCGTTGAGAAGATTTTCGGCGAAGCGTCAAGCCAGGTAATGGCTAACGCTCAAGCTGCCTATGCTGTCGCTGGTGTCTCGATGAACCAGTACATGGATCAGCTCAATAGCATGGGCGCAGCGCTTAAGCAGTCTTTTGGCGGTGATGTAGTTGCAGCTGCCCGCGCAGGCAACATGGCAATTACCGACATGGCTGATAACGCGTCAATCTTTGGCTCTAATCTCCAAGATATTCAGAACGCATATCAAGGCTTCAGCAAGCAGAACTACACCATGCTCGATAATCTTAAGCTCGGTAAACTTAAAAGACCACTAATTGCTGAGCATAAACCTCGTGAAAACGGTGAAACTCTTTTGGCCGCATAGGTAGAAAGACAATACCGTGCTAAGCCCTGGTATTACCCAGGGAAAGTGTAACGACTATCGAAAGCACGTGTTTAACACGGAAGCGAGTAGAGTACAGTCAAGCGACTGGAAGTGCGAGGGAGACCCAGTAAGGGTTTCAAGAGATAGTCTAATCTCTATGGTGACATAGAGCAGCCTTATGGCGGTTGCAGTCTAGCGAGCTGCAGCGAATATAAATGTATGGTGGCACAAAGCAAGAGATGGAGCGTCTTATTGCAGACGCTAACGCCTTTGAGAAGGCGCAGGGCCGTGCTGGTGATTTAACTATTGAAAAGTACGGCGACATCGTCCAGGCAATCCATGACATTCAGGAACAGCAAGGCATTATGGGCAACTCCGCTGAAGAAGCAGCGGAGACTATCCAAGGCTCTATTCAGATGATGCAGGCATCCTGGGAGAACTGGCTCACAGCGCTTGGCGACCCTAACGGCGACATTGAAGGCATGTCTGAGAAGCTTCTGAAGTCTATTGGAACGGTTGCAAAGAACCTCATTCCAACAATCGCTCGCATTACCAAGGGACTCTTTAAGGCTCTGCCAGATGTTGCAAAGGGCATTGGTGAGGAACTTGGCAACATGCTTGCTGCTGTTGTTGAGAGCCTAGATTTTAAGTCAATTGCGTCTCGTATGTTCTCATCA